AATACTAGGCGCACCCGTTAAACTTCCATAAGCCCCATCAAAAAGAGTAGGTTTACCAGACAAACTATTATAAGCTCCATCAAAATTAGAAGTTCCAAATCCAGAGGTTGAGCTACCGTCAGTTAATTGACCAGACCCAGTAAATGTCACAACACCACTAAATCCAAATCCTTGGGTGACATCTCCTATTAAAGCAACATTTCCTGTATTTCCTCCTGCTGTTGCTTCTTCTACTTTAAAATACTGATACCAGTATTTATTAGCATTACCTGCGGCATATGTTGGAGGGCTAAAAGACCACGCATTATCTAGGTTAGAAAACGCACCTGTAGAAAAATTATAAGTAGCCGTACCAGAAGGAGCAGAAGGGGCACTACTAGAAAGCCCACTATTTGCTACATAGTATAAAAGACCTGATAAAGATTTTTTAGCCTGAGCTGTACTAGAGTCCCCATCTTTTATAAAAGGAATAGTGACAGAAGCTGTTTGTTGTAAATCAGTATTAGTCTCATCAGCGGCTTCTGCTATTGTAACAGTAAATTCTAAATCTGTGGTAACAAAAGCGTCTACTTTATCTAAAGTATAAACAAAAGTTTTCCCACTAGTAGGATTTTGAAAACTAGAATGAGCACTTTGACTAATTTCTGAATTATTAAATCCAGTACCAGTTATTTTAAATTTAGGGCTAAGAAACCCATTTCCATTAGCAGTAAGAACTAAATTAGTATAAGAAGTAGTAAGTGTGGGCACTCCGTTAAAATTCAATAAAGAAGGAGCTGCTTCCAAAGTAGCGACTCTACTTCTAGAAAATACATCTGGATCTACGGTTAAATTAACCATTTGAAATTTTTTAAAAGTTCCCTGATCATTTCTTATGGCATAAAGAACAGCATCATAATTTTTATCTGGCATGAACCCTTGTTTTTTAATTCTATCTGTGCCAGTTCCCGCTACACTTGTAGCAGTACTAAAAGTTTTATTAATAGTTAAAGAAGTATCTGAAGCTATGTTAACAACTTTTGCCGCTTTAGTGTCACTAAAATATATTATGTCATCAATAGCATATTCAGTAGTAAAACTAGTTCCGACTCCAACGACTTCGTTTGACTCATCAGCTATCGTTACTGCTCCTGTTTTTGCTACAAAGGTTAGTTCAGGTAAGTCTGAACTTGTTCCATCGTCTCCATCAACTGTATCATACCAATAACCTAGATTCAAATCATTATTAGTGGAGTAAACTAAATCTTCCCATTTAACGAGTTTTAAAGGGTCATTACTATCACTGGCGTCAAAAATTAGATAATGAGACTTTATTTCTGCCTCGAAATCAGTCATTGTACTAAAATTTTCAGATTTTATATCACTACAATCCTGAGTGTACCTGTTGGCATGCCCATTTTGAAAGCTTCTATAAACTTGAGGTACTCCCGCACTAGCAAAAGACCACCCTGTTGCATCTAAAGTTTTAAATATGCCTGTTGTAGGATTTATAAAACATTCTGTACTTATAACTCCACCTATCGGAATACCAAAATTTCTTTGAACTTCTTCATTTATAATAGTATTAGCAATTTCAAAATTATGTATAGCTTTTTTTGATTTATGGTTGCGATAATCAACCGAGGATACACCAGCATTATATATTCCTTCAGGCAGTTCCATTACGGCAGACGAGGTACTATCGGATGATACCCTAAAAGGAGATTCATGCCCTGGGAAATTGTGAGTTACTTCGTAACCCACTAACTTATCGTAGGGATTACCGTCATCACCTTTAGGAGTATCCCATTCAATTTTTACTTTTTTAGTTTTAAGTGTCATATATAATAGCTCTTAGATTGGTGGGGGGAGGAACTTCAACTTTAGGCTCTAATATTGTATCCACATAAGGTCGTCCAAAGTCTTTATCAACAGCATCAAATTTTTCATTAAAGTGTTCCACAGCACTAATAGAAAGTTCATTTTTCTTATCTTCTCTTATTCCTAGTATTTTATACATTTTCTTAGAGCCTTCTCGTTCCAGCCCTGTGGAAGTAACAGTTTCTTTCAACAACCAAATAGCTTCCCGATGCGCGATTTGGCCCGCAGAAGTAGAAAAGGCATTAAAGCCTGTAGACACTGTCAAAGGGTTTCTATTTCCTGTAGCCCCATTTACAGTATGACTTTCTATATGAGTATGAGGAGCCCAAATAACTTGAACTAAATTACCGCTAGTATCTTGAATATCTGCGGCATTTGTTTCATTAGTGTATAATGTTGAGGATAAAATATCTCCTCTCACATAGTCAGTATTTGTACCTCCTACACTTATAGTTGCTGAATCTTGTCCTAAAAAAGCTGCGGGTTCTTGTATCACAATACTTAATTCGTATACACTACCAGCATTTATTACAACTGTTCTATCTAAAGGTATAGTTGTAGTATTAAAAGTTCCAGTAGTTGAAATTCTTCCACTATATGAAACATCGTGCCTGTCCGCATCTTGAATATTTATTATATCCCCCGGCCCTAAAAATGCCCCGCTTATTGAAGTTTTGAAACTTACAATTTCATGTTGATTTATTGCAGTCCACAACTTCCAACGTCCATAACGTGTAGCTTGTCCGATAGAAGTTGCTCCAAAAGCAACTGCTTCTTCTATAATTATTTTACCAGTTTTAACTATATTCTCTCTATCTTCTACTAAAAGAGCTTCTGGAGTATAATTATTATCAGGATTGTTCCAAGTAACCGCTATTTGATTAGACCTTACTCTTGAACTTGTACTTTCGTATTGAAACTTACCTTCTATAACATTACCTTTTGTAAAATTATAAACTGGATCTTTTGCTTGATCTATTACAGGTAAAACATTGCCTTCTGTCCAATATAATATAGATCGAAAAGTAGTAGCCATATCTTTTAAAACTTTATAGGCTTCAGTAGCTTTTGATAAATAAATATTAGCTAAAAATCGAGGTTCTGTGCCTCCTTTTCCATCAGGGACTAATTCATCACAATATCTTGCAATTCTATATAAGGCATATTTATCTATATCAGTGGCCTCAATCCAAGTACCTAAACCGTATCTATTATTGATAATTATATCATAAAATACCCAGGCTGGATTATCGGTGTATATATGATTTCTGAAATTACCATCCCAATCCTGTTCAGTGGAGACTATACCCCCTCCTGAATTTCTTTTATAATTAGCTACTCCGCCAGCGGCTTCATCTCTCGTGACATAATTACTAGGTACTTGTATTAGTCTACCCTTGCACTCATAACTTCTTTTTGGTATATTCTGAAATTCTTTTGCGTTACATTTAATTACTGCATGAGCTGTATAAGGATAATTAAATCTATTCCTTATTACAGAAGTACAAGATTGTAATACTGAAGCTAAAACAACTGTGTTATTTTGATCATAGCCAAAGCTTGATGTAGGCCCTTTATCATCTCTACTAGCTCTAGTGAACCTAATTTTAAAATCTACAAAAGGTTGTTCCTTAACTAAAGATAGGTTTTCTTGGATGTAAAAAGAACTTTCAGTTGCTCCATGGTGATAATAATAATCATTATCATCTCTAAAATTTTTATAAGCTCTGAATCCCTCTCCATCCCCTCTATCAATAGATATTTCTATTAAATAAACTGCAAGTGCATTATAGAAACTACCGCCTGAGCCTTCATCTCCATTTCCTTTCGAATTTAGTCCCGCAGGATAATTAAAAACAAATCTAAGTTCATCTACTTCTCTGGCAGTTGCTGAGCTCAAACCTAATTGTGTAATATTTTTTTCGATTGGAGCGGCATCTTCAAGTGTTTCCCCTTCTTCAGCATCTCCTATATCTTCCGTTTGTGGCCATGTTGTTCCTTGATCTGGGTATGTAAAAGGAGTATTCAATTCTACAGTGATGGAAGTACCTCCAATTCCAGCTAGTCCATCATCTAAAGGAGGTTGAGTACGGGTTCCATTTGTAAAAGCGTAATCAAAATCCTCGACTTTTGTAACATTAGAAACTTGATTAGGAGGCACGACAACAGTTGACCCATGGGAATGAACTGAGTCACTAATGTCTCCTGCGAGCGTTACTTCATTTCCTACAGACCCAGGAGTTGCTACTCCTGATTTTAATGTTATAACTCCTGACGCTATTTTTTCTATTTCAAGATTAGCGGAAACAGTCATATCATAAGTCCCATTAGCCCAATTCGAAGGTGTATAATAGTCCACAGTTATAGGTCTTAAATATG